TATTTGAAAAAACCAAATATCATCCAGGAGAACATTATCTCCTTCATTCAAGACTTTCCTAAGGAACTTGGTCTTGACAAGTACATCGACTATGACCTACAATTTGAAAAGAGTTTCGTAGAGCCACTCAAGTCTATCCTAGATTCGATTGGATGGTCTGTCGAAAAAACTGTAAACCTTGAATCATTTTTCTTTTAATGGATCTTCCTATTAACGACAATGAGCTTGCTACTATTGTAAAAGCAATGGCTCTTGGTGGTGATACTGCATTGTATCAAAAACTCAAACTGGTAAAGGAATTGCGTGAGCAAGACCTGCCTTATAAAAAAATACTTCGTGAACAATACGGGATGGTAGCGTGATGGATTTTTTAAAAGATATTGTAAAAGAGATTGGGGATGACTATACCAAACTTGCTGCAGACATCGACGAAACAGAAACTTACGTTGACACAGGTTCGTTCATTTTTAACGCACTGGTCTCAGGTAGTATTTTTGGTGGTGTATCTGGGAATAAGATTACTGCTATTGCTGGAGAGTCTTCTACTGGAAAGACTTTCTTCTCTCTCGCTGTGGTTAAGAATTTTCTTGATACCAACCCTGATGGTTATTGCCTCTATTTCGACACTGAAGCTGCTGTTAACAAATCCCTTCTCGAATCTAGGGGTATTGACCTCAATCGGTTAGTTGTAGTTAATGTTGTGACTGTTGAGGAGTTCCGTAGCAAGGCACTCAAGGCAGTGGACATTTACTTAAAAAAACCTTTAGAAGAACGCAAACCCTGCATGTTTGTGTTAGACTCTCTGGGTATGCTTTCCACAGAGAAAGAGATCACTGACGCACTGAACGATAAACAAGTTCGGGACATGACCAAATCCCAACTTATCAAAGGTGCTTTCCGTATGCTCACACTCAAGTTGGGTCAGGCAAACATTCCAATGATTGTAACCAACCACACCTACGATGTTATTGGCGCTTACGTTCCTACAAAAGAAATGGGTGGTGGTAGCGGTCTTAAGTATGCCGCTTCTACTATCATTCATCTCAGTAAGAAGAAGGAGAAAGACGGAACAGAAATCGTTGGAAACATTATCAAGGCTAAGACTGCTAAGTCACGTTTAAGCAAGGAGAACCAAAATGTGGAAGTGCGTCTCTATTACGATGAGCGTGGTCTTGATCGTTATTACGGTCTTCTTGAACTCGGTGAACTGGGCGGTCTCTGGAAGAATGTCGCAGGTCGGTATGAAATTGATGGAAAAAAAGTCTACGCTAAAGCAATCCTCAAAGACCCAGAGCAGTATTTCACCCCAGAAGTAATGCAGCAACTTGATGCTATAGCGAAGGAACAATTCTCTTATGGGTAGTTTATCAGACTTTGTTCATGTTTATCCAAAGGTCCTTTCCAATGAAGTATGCGATCAATTGGTCTCATACTTTGAAGAAAACCAGGATAAACATGAACGGGTAAGTAATGATGGATATCCAAATTTTACACAATTAAATCTTACTCAAAACAGAGAAATCTGTGAGGTTGTTCATAATCTACTTATTAGGACTACCTTAGAATATAAAAATAAGTATTACACATACTTTTCCAACTATCCTTTACCAGAAAAACATTCGTTTGAAGAATTTAGGATAAAGAGGTATAATCCTAATGGTGATGATAGATTTGATACACACGTCGATGTCGTCAATCACTCTAGCGCCAGAAGATTTTTATCATTTTTCTGGTATTTAAATACCGTTGAAATCGGTGGGGATACAGTCTTTGAGCATTGCGAGATAAAACCTTGCAAAGGTTCTCTAGTTGTATTTCCCCCACTATGGATGTTTCCCCATCAGGGAAAGACACCTATTAGTGGGTCAAAATATTTGTTAAGTACATACTTGCATTACTTATAATGGAAAGGATTGAAACCACTATTCTTAGGAACCTTGTTTATAATGAAGAATACTCTAGGAAAGTAATTCCTTTCATTCAACCAGACTACTTCGATCAGCGTACTGAAAAGGTAATCTTTCAGGAGATAGTTCACTTCATTGTGAAGTATGGTTCCGCTATTACAACAGAAGCACTCAAGATTGAACTTGAGAGTAGAACTGATCTGACTGAAAGTGAAATTAAGGAAGTTAGGGAAATTAGCGGATCTCTTCATGATACTGCTGTGGATCAACAATGGTTGTTAGATACTACAGAGAAGTGGTGCCGTGATCGCGCCATTTACTTAGCACTTATGGAATCTATTACCATCGCTGATGGTAATAATGAGAAAAAGAATCGTGATGCTATCCCAGCAATTCTTTCTGATGCCTTAGCGGTATCATTTGATAATCACATTGGACATGATTACTTACAAGACTTTCAGGAAAGATATGACTCTTATCACCGTAAGGAGGATCGTATACCGTTTGATCTTGAATACTTTAACAAGATTACGAAAGGTGGTCTTCCTAACAAGACTCTTAACATCGCTCTTGCTGGGACAGGTGTTGGTAAGTCTCTATTCATGTGTCATATGGCTAGCGCCTGTCTGCTTAACGGACACAATGTGCTTTACGTTACAATGGAGATGGCAGAAGAGAAAATTGCTGAACGTATTGATGCAAACCTTCTCAATGTCAATATCCAAGATCTAACAGATCTTCCCAGAACTACATTTGAAAATAAGGTTACCAATCTTTCTAAGAAGACTCAGGGGACTCTTATAATTAAGGAATATCCTACTGCATCGGCACATAGTGGGCACTTTAAAGCACTCCTTAATGAACTCGCACTTAAGAAGTCATTTAGACCTGATATTATTTTCATTGATTACCTTAATATATGTGCTTCCTCCCGCTATAAGTCAAACCTTTCTGTAAATTCATATTCATATATTAAGGCAATTGCAGAAGAACTTAGAGGTCTTGCAGTCGAAGCAAATGTACCAATCGTATCAGCTACCCAGACTACTCGCTCTGGTTACGGTAGTAGTGACGTTGAACTCACTGATACTTCTGAATCATTCGGTCTTCCTGCTACTGCTGACCTTATGTTTGCTCTTATTTCCACCGAAGAGTTGGAAGGTCTTGGACAACTCATGGTGAAGCAGTTGAAGAATCGCTATAATGATCCAACTATCTACAAGCGTTTCATTGTGGGTATTGACAGAGCGAAGATGAGACTGTATGATTGTGAACAGTCCGCCCAAAAGGACATACTTGACTCTGGGCAGGATGACGAGTATAATGATTACGAAGACAAGAAACCTAAAAAGTCGTTTGAGGGATTTAAATTTTAATGGAAACTGCAAAACACGTTGATTTTGATAAGTATGCTGAGTTTGTAGATGCTGTAACTTCTGATGCATCTAAGGACTTTCTTGCTCTCTCTGACCGCCTAGTTGCACTTGATGAGAAGGGTGCAAACATTGAGCGTCTCCTGACTGCTGCCGTTGGTATCAATGCCGAAGGCGGTGAGTTTATGGAAATCGTCAAGAAAATGGTATTTCAAGGTAAACCTTATAATGAGGACAACCGTGAGCACCTGATTATTGAGTTGGGCGATATCATGTGGTATGTTGCTCAGGCATGTATGGCTCTAGGTGTTTCTCTTGATGATGTTGTTGCTCGTAATGTGCAGAAACTTCTTAAGCGTTATCCTGAAGGTGCTTTTGATGTTTACTTCTCCGAAAACCGTGCTTCTGACGACCGATGAAAAATGTAAAAGTTGAAATGAATGTTCGTGCTGCAGCAGCAGTCCGTCAAGTTCTCTTTGATTCTCAAAAAGGATACTCTACTGATGCTTCTTGCCCAGAGCGTGTCTTTGAGATTCGTGAGGTCATTGCTGACCTTGACGATGCTATTGGTGCTGTGGTAGAATAAACCAGCAAACGACCCGAAAGGGTCCCTTGGGGAATTAGCTCAGTCTGGTAGAGCGCCTGCTTTGCAAGCAGGATGTCAGCGGTTCGAGTCCGCTATTCTCCATTGCTCGTGTGGCGGAATTGGTAGACGCGCTGGGTTTAGGTTCCAGTAGAGTAATCTGTGGAGGTTCAAGTCCTCTCACGAGCACTAAATAGTTCAAAAAGGTAATGGCTTCATTATCACCTGCAGAACTAAAAAAAAGAAACAACTTTTCTCTTTTTAAGACTAGAATTGCTAGTAGAGGTGATTTTACTCTTGTTGAGGGAAATGGTTTAAAAGTAAAGATAGATCCAAGAGTTGCTAAGACTTTAAACAGTGTAGATGATCTAGCACAATATCAGCAGGGTCAAAGTATTGTCTTACCAACAGTAACGAACAGTTTAATTAGACTAACCCAGTTATATAAAGACTCTACTTTTTCTGGAAGAACTCAAAATACTACTGCTGCAGAGGATGAGCAGGTTAGACTTATCAGAAGAAAACTTGAGGAAATAAAGCAGAAAAATGGTAGTGATATTGTTACTTTAAAGATAGGCAAAAACTATTATAGAGTTGTTGCTGTAGAAAGCACACCAGGAACACCGAAGTCAGACTTTCATTTTAGAGATGACCAGGGTAGAATGGTTGGTTTTGTATCACATAAGGATGGATTATCGGCAACTGCTATTCAGCAGTGGGGAGGTATTACTGTAAGAGGTGAACCAGTTCTTGC